CTTGTGGGCAGATAGACAAGGGCAACTTGATTGACCTTTGCCCCTGTCTGCGCCATTCCATAGCCATAGAGTTGAATCTGTGTGAAGTATTGAGGATTCTTGCCCTCTTTGCGTTTGCGATCCATTTGATTTGGACTTGTCGTTTTCCAATCAATGACGATGCCACGCACAGTGTCATAAAGGTCAACAGTGCCGGTCAGGTTGCCACGGATATTGACACGCTTCTCGACTTCGTAGCCTTCAATTCTTGCAAAGACATCTGCAAGATATTTGTGAATTGCACTGCCAACTTGTGCGCTCCAATTAGAGGAACCGCCTTCATTGGTCTTCTCCCAATCAAGGAGTTTGTAGGCAAGTCGCCTTGTGCAATCGTGGCCAATTTCTGATGGCCCGATAACGACTTGCTTGGCTCTAGGAGTCCAAATGCCTGCCTGAGTGATTATTTCAGAGAGTCCTTGACCTAGAGCTTTTGCAGGTGAAACAGGTGACACGAAGGTCATCAATCTTCCTCTTCTTCATCGTCATAGTCAGGAATCATTGGCACGATTGGCTCAATCGGATTTATGTAAGGGATGCTCATTGTTCATCCTGGCTTACAAGAGAGAATCTGCGATGAGTGCTTTGAACATTAAGGACATCAAGCACCTGCGGTGGCAAGATTTCCTTTGCTCGTTTCACATCGAATCTTGTCGATGTGACAGTTGAGAACTTGACGACTTCTCGGCCTTTGTAAAGACCGATTTCATTATCGCCAAGAGCTGCTTCAATATGGGATCGGGCGACATCGCCGACCTCTTCCCATTCTTTTATTTTGGCAAGGGCGTGGCGATATTGTTCGAGCCACATTGCGATGTTCTCGTCAAAGTCCACCACGCCCTTTTCGATTTCAGTTGACACGACCCCGCCTTTTTTCAGTAGTAATTTTTTGCTTTGAAGAATGCCCAAGCTCCGCACGGCGTTAAATGCCGGCGATGGATATAGGCAAGCGTTGCCACAAGTTGCGGCACCGATGCCTCGGTGTGTTTCATTCCGAGGTTGCGATAGGTGGCATCGAGCAGTTGCCCAATACCTTTGGCGCTGGAAGTTGGGTTCTTAGCCGTTGGCTTCCAAGCGCTTTCCTTACCGAGCAATTTTGCTAGGCAGGAATACTCTTTTTTTGTCAGCAATTTCTTTGCCAATTTCTTAGCATCGACTTGCTGCAATATAGGTCTTTCTTTGTAAACAATTGATGCAGGAATTGCAGGTTGTGGTGCAAAAGCCGCATTCACCAACATTGAAGTCATTGCGCTGACTCCGATGATGATGATGATTCCCCTGAAGGTTTTTCTGCGTTGAGTAATTGGGATTCTCCTTCTAATTTCGCAGCTCTCTTGAGAACCTGAGTGACATAAGCCAATTCGATTTTCATAGTTGCTGCGATTTCTTTGGGTGTTCGCCCAAAAGAATGCAAGGATCGAATTGCATCAGCGCGATTGACTCGCCCTGTTTTGCGATTCTTAAATCCTTGCCCAAAGCCTCGCTGTGCAGGCGTGGTGCCTGCCCATATTCCGTGAGGGATTTGTTCTTTGAGCGCGTAGTCCAAGCACTCCTTTCTTTCAGGACAACCGGCGCAAATAGTGCGCGCGATTGGAAGGCACTTTGCCTCTTGTTCTTTTGATTCAGGAAAAAATAAGTTTGGGTTGATGATTCCTTTGCAACTCGCTTCAGGTAAAAGTGGAAGCGTTGGATAGAATAATTGTAGAACATTCACTGCCTCTCACCTAGCCAGGATTCAAGGTCTTGAATAACGAATGCCCTCTCGATAGAGGCGTTCCTTCTTTTAACAACAACGAATGATGGTGGAGCTTCTTCTAAGCCCCGCGCCTTTGCATAGTTGTTGGACTCGATGCAGGCCTCATCCCAAAAGGTCGGAAGGCTAATTGCTTTTCTGTTCTTAAGTTCCAAAACATAAGTTTTGCCAGCAATGAATGCAACAATATCTCCTTCATCTTTTGACCCCGACAGTCGCAAACGCTCGGCGGTGACACCGCGAGAACGCAACCACTTGAGAACTCCGATTTCAAATGCAGAGCCTTTGCGACCATTGGGATTTGCCATTACTTCACCAACTCTAATTTCGTAGGTTTGCCGGCGATGGCGCGGGCGAACTTCACTGCCATTATCAATTGCTCAGCCAAGGCCAAAGCCTCATCTTCTGTGATGCAGGCAAGTTTGACTGCGATGTCAGGCAGTTGCGCCCTGACCTTGTCGAGAAGCCTTGCGGCTTCTTGCGACTTCAAGGCATCAAGGCCTGAATGCTCGGCAAGGCGAGATAAGGCCAACAAAGGCACCTGCGCCACGACATCTTCAAGAAGGTCAAGGTTTGCATCCTGCTCCTCTAGGTAGAGCACTACTGATCCGTCTGTGGCATTGTGGACAGAAAATAGGTTCACTTGCCCACCGCCCTTGCAAGAGCCTTCTGACGGCTCTCCCAAGCCTGCGCCTGCCGAATGCCCTCTTCTAGTGGGTCATCGTGTAGGCTCAGAATGCCCCATAAAAGGCAGAGAATGCCGATTATAGCCCCGAACATAACAAACTCCATATAACACCCCTTCTGTTGACTTGCGCTAAGTATGAGGGGAAGGGCTGACACCCTATGCCCGACACGCCCAAATGCCTAATAAGTAGTGTATGGACAAAGGTAGGCACTTAGGCTATTGTTCTCTTATCGGGGTGAAAGGTAGTAGCTTCGAAGGAAGGCAAGACAATGGAGAAGACAATAAAGAAAGTCACTTGCTTAGTTTGCAATTGGCAATCAGAAGAAGAAAGTGGCATTGAGAATGCTAATTGGCACGGAGAGTGCCTTAACTGTCCTGAGCGTTTACTTCGTTGGGATTATGCTGATGGTTCAATTGCAATTACAAATAGTGACACCGATGAAAAAATTGAGTGGGAAGTGAGTGCATAATGAAAACAACTCATAAAATTGAGGATGTTCACATCCTTAGCATCAAAGTAAGTGTTTTTGATAGACCAAGCATTTTCACCAATGACCATATGCTTCAGGTGGCGCACGATGCAATTGCTGATTACTTACGCAGTCAAAATGTTTCATTTGAATTTATTTCAGCAAGCGCAAGTTTGGGTGAGTAATGACAACTAATCGTTTATGGGTTGACGACAATGGAACTGTTGTTTGCGATGACCACGCAGGAACTTATTTGCGGTCAGCATTCGAAGCAAATAGCGAGGCAATACAACATCGAACACCACTTGGCACTTGGTGCGCGTATTACACCCATCTCCTTGGTGGCGCAGATTTAGTGTGTGAAGTTTGCACACCTTGGGATTCACCCAATCATCCTTACAATCAAAAGGTTGGTGCATAATGAAACTGACAAACGAAGACTTTATGCGTTTGCACCAAACTTCGATGGAGTGGGGTGTGCATTGGAAAAAACACGAATTACATTTTGAACCAAGTGTCAAAAGTTATGAGTGGCGTTGGGCATATTGGTTTGACTTGTATGCCAACCTTCTCTTTGGAAGGCAGTTCTTAGAGCAAGAAGAATGGTCATTCGAAGTTGTTTGGGATGAAGGTTCTGATGCTTGGCTTTTACTTACCAATTACGAATCGTTTGAGAGCAAAGGTGATGAAGTTGAAGAAGATTAGAAGCGTTCGCGTATCGGATCAACTATGGCGCAAGGCGCAGGCGAAGGCGCGGGCAGAGGGCAAATCATTGTCCGAAGCCATCAACGATTTCTTGAAGGAGTATGTCAAATGACAACACAAGAGAAGTTAGACATTCAGACTTTGCTTGAATGGCACTTGAAACAATTGCATCAAGCAGAAGAAGAAGGCAATAAGACATTGACTGCTTTCCACGACACCGCGTCAAATTTGCTTTGGGGGTTAACCAAATGACAACTGCCGAAATCGCCACCGCCTTTGCAAAGCGCGGTTGGTATGTTCTGCCTTGCTACCCGCAACAAAAGATTCCATTCTTTCCAATAGCAAAGCAAGGCTATAAGTCAGCCTCAAATAAACCCGCCACAGTCAAGAAGTGGTTTGAGAAGTCGCCTTTGCTAAACATTGGAATTGCTTGTGCGCCATCAAATCTTGTGGTCTTTGATATTGACTACCGCAATGGCGGAAGCACCGATGGCTTAGACCTTGACACCTTCACAGTTGAAACAGGTAATGGCTTGCATCTTTACTACAAAGCTCCCCTTGGCGCTTCTTTCAAAGGCAAACTGCGCGATGGCGTTGACATCAAGTTCAATGGATATGTTGTCACCGCAGGATCAATGCACGAAAATGGCAAGTTCTATGAAATCGTCAAAGACATTGAGCCTGCCCCTGTGATGGGATGGTGCTAAATGAATGGATGGGATTTGCTTATCGTTTTCTTCACTGCCTTCTATGCCTTTGCCATCGGAAGAAACATCTTCTTTTGGGCTTTCCTCTCAGCCTTCTATGGCTTTTGGATTCCGCTTCTGATGGTGTTATTTATGCCAAAGCGCCAACCAAGCGCGGTCATCTTTCCGCAATGGTTTATGGATTGGGCAGGGCCTAAATACATCAACCGCAGAATCAAAAAGATGGAGCGCGAGTTCTAAATGCCCTTCAAGGCTCGGTCAATGCCCTCTTCCAAAGAGATGCGAGGCTCATAGAAGGAGAGCATTTTGCGAGTGTCGCCAACCCGATATGCAACCCCAACAGGTGCAGTCGGGTTGGTTTTTATTTCAGCCAAATAACCTGCCTGCATCATCACAAGTTCTGCTAATTCAATAAAAGATGTCGCTCTACCTGAGCAGAGATTAGAAACCTCAACTTTGTTTGTTATTGCCTCAAAAGTAGCTCTTACGATGTCCTCAATGTGGATGAAGTCGCGCACCTGCGTTCCTTTGCCCCAAACATTAAAAGGCGCTTCTTTTTCTCTGCCTCTCTTGATAAATGAAGGGAATGGATAGTCAAGGCTTTGATCCGTGCCATAGCCTGAAAATGGGCGAAGGATAGTGATATTCAAGCCTTCGGCGCGAGCGTATGAGGCAAGTTTCTCGCCCGATAACTTTGCCCATCCATAGGTCAAATCAGGCGTTCTAATGTGGTCAAGGTTTATATCCCATTCTTTCAACTTCTGTTTGTATTCAGCCCGTTGCAAGAAAATCGGATAGGCAGCAGAGGATGAGAAATAAACTAAATGACCAGGGCGAGTGCGAAGCGCCCATTGAAATAAGTCGGCATCGATGGCAAGGTCAGAGGCAACTGCCAAAGGATTTCCTTCAATGGTGGCACGGCCACCGACAATGGCGGCGAGATGGATGACCACATCAAACTTGGTGTCATCTTTGGCAAAGAAGTCACGGACATCTCGCCCATTCTTTATGTCAATGCCGGTGATTTGATTGTTCTTCTTATCAAGATGTTTCTTGAAGTTAGTGCCGACAAAGCCTTCATCGCCTGTTATTAGGATTTTCATTTCCCCCACCTGTCGCTCTCATATTTATATTTCTCAGTGTTGGCTTCTGCCAATTGAGCATCGCGGTCAATTCTAAAGATAAAGCGGTCATTCTCATCAAGAGCTGCGCCTATATGAGAGAGGCGGGTTGGAGCATCAAAGGCAATGCCTGTTCTAATTGATTTGCCCTCAACAGGCGTGTTGTAAAACGGATCGTGAATTAAAACTGAATCCTTGACCCAAGGATAGATAACTTTTTCAAGAAATGCTTGGTCTGTGGTGTAGAAGTCGCCAGGGTTATTTTCGGCAATAAGTTCTGCCATATCGCGCAACTTGGCGGTCTTGCCGGCAAACATTCCTGCGCTTATTGGGTAGTTATGACCTGATGGATGGTCTTTGATGATGTGATAATCAAGACCTGATTGCTCCCATTCTTCGTGGGCGATTCGGTCGCGGAAAGAGAGGCGAGCATCGGCATCACGGCAGATGACAACTTCAAATTGCAGGTCAGAAAAAGCAAGATAACGCCAAAGCCTTGCAGTGTTATTTTCTGCCTCACTCATCCTGACAATCTTCACGCCTTTGACAAGATTCAAGGTGCTGATGACCCATTCTTCAACGCTTTGTCCACAATAGAAAACTAAACGGAAGCCATCCTCAAAAGGAAAATAACGCGAGCCAAGGATTGCGTTCTTGATAGCTCCGATGGTGTAGCGCGGATCATTGCCATAGAGAGAGAATGAAACTGCTCTCATTTCGACAAATCTCGCAAGAGAACTTGGTAGTCCTCGCTCTTGATGTAATTGTCATAGACCAAGGCATCGAATGAATACACCTCGCGGGCATTCACGGCGCGATAGCCTTCATCCCATTCGGCTTTGCCTGCTAAGGGATGGAGATGTTCAATGATTACTTGAGGCAGATAGACAAGATTTCCAAGGTCTTCACCTAGTCGCTTCCAAAAGTTATCAAGGTATAAGTGGCGAAGTTTCGGTGGCACCATCCCGCCGAGGGCGCTGACAATGGCTTTTGACAACATCACGGCAGTTGGCAAGTTCTCACCTTGCAATAGGTCATTGCCATAAGCCACGCCAGGGGCGCTGCCTATCGCCCTGCTCAATGCAATATCCCAATCAGGCGTTCTGAATCTATGGTCATCGCCAATAAAGGTGAAAAAGTCATATTCATTGACATACTTCTTGGCAGCGACATTGACAGGATAAGCCATACCCCGTGTGGTATTTTCAATTTCTAGGATGTATTCAACGCCAACCGAGCTTCGATAATTGACTATCTCATCATCATCTTTGTCCACAACAAAGAGCAAATCAGAGCGACAAGAAAACTCTCTATGTGCTTGCAAGACTTCAACTGCATTCTTTGGCCTGCCTCTAGTTGGCACAAGCACTAGGTTATTTTTCACTATCATTGATTTCCCCATAAATAGCGGTGTAAGCCGCCAAGTCGATGATGCTATCTAGGTGGTCAGGTGTTTCTATCAGCCGAGCAATTTTCACAAGGCATAAACACAAAGCGACCTGTGAAGGGCTTATCTCAGTTTCAAGATAAACACTCCACAGGTCTGCGATGCGTTTGTGATTTATGTAAGGGTCGCCATAAATACTTT